TGCACGTTCTTTCCGTTGCCAACAAACTTGATCGCGCGGTTGCAATCTTCAATGAACTTGCTCCGGTACTCGAGGCACAATTTGAAGGTCATGTCACTTGGAGTTACGGACGGAACAAGGTTGAGATGCCGAACGGCTCGACGTGGGAAGTTAGGGCTGCGACCCCCAACCTTCACGGCGGAACTTACGATCTGATTGTTGTTGACGAAATCTGGAATGTCTCCGAGGAGGTTTATTTCGACGCGCTCCGCCCGTCACAGATTGCGGTCAAGTCTCCGCTTCTTTCCTCCTGGTCAACTTCAGGAGATGAATCATCTAAGACAATGCAGCGATTGCGCGAAGCAGCAATTGGCGCAATAGATCAGCAGAAGCAGACTCGCCTTTACTTTGCTGAATGGAGTCTTCCGTCGGTTGACCCGAACGACGAAATCAATTGGGGCTACGCCAACCCCGCCCTTGGTCAAACCATCACCCTTGAGGCTCTTCAAGCAGCTGCGGAAACTCCTGATCGTGCAGCGTTTCTCCGCGCTCATCTAAACCTGTGGGTCTCGTCGGCAGACGCTTGGATTCAGCCTGGAGTCTGGGACAAGTTGTTTACAGAATCCGATTGTCCCGCAGGGGGCGTCCTTTGCGTTGACTCGAGTACAGGCGGAGAAAAGTATGTCGGTATCCGTTGCGGACTTACTGAGGAGGGAAACATCATTGCGACAGTCCAGTTCTCCACAGAGTCCCTCAAGGAAATGTGGATAAAGATTAACGAGGCAATGGAGGCAGACCCGAAGTTGCGTCTGGCGATTACTCCGGCACTCGATCTACATACGCCAGAGAAGTTAGAACGGCGACGTCAAATTTTCGGCTACGCGGAGGTGCTTAAATTTACGGGTCTGACGCGCTCGCTCATTCTCGAGAAGCGCATCTATCACCGAGGCGAAGAACTGCTAGCAACACATGTCAACAGGGCAGTCCTTGCCCGCGCCAACGGTCAAGTCGTGATCAGTAGCCAACGCTCCCCTGGCCCGATTGAGGCAGCGCGACTTCTTGTCGTCGCAGCCGCTCTAGTTTCCCGCCCGTCAAACACGGGACGCGCAGCAATGGCTTTCGGAAGGTAGTTGCATTTGCAACTAGTTTGTGGGAGACTCCATCCGTGGCGTTCTTCTCCCGAAAAATAACTACCGCTGAATTTGCATCTTCGCCAATTAAAGCCGCTGCCGGTGTTGGCAGTCTTGGCGTCCCACCGATGTATGCATGGTCTAGCGGTGCTTTTGAGCAGGTCGCCCTTAGTCTCCCGACGGTGTCGAGGGCGAGAGACCTTCTCGCCTCGACCATCTCTGGCCTCGAGTTCCGCCAGTACATCAAGCAGTGGAACGGCACGGAGTATGAAAAAATCTATGTGCCTAACGAGTCGTGGATGGAAAACCCTGATCCGAAAGTTCCTCGCCAGTTCATTCTTGCAAATACTGTTACAGACTTATGGATGACGGGTCGCGCCTTCTGGGCGGTCACTTCTCGCAACGCAACCGACGGACGCCCGATGAGTTTCGAATGGCTACCGTCAGCAAACATTCAGACACCAAATCAACAAGGCCCACAATTCTTTGGGATGCCAGACGAAATTGAGTTTAACGGCATTCGCCTTGACCCGAACGAAATCATCACCTTCCTTGCGCCGACAACTGGTCTTATGTATTCAGGTCGACGCGCCGTCAGCATCGCAACTCACCTCGATCAGTACGCAGACCGTGCAGCAACCATCGAGACTGTCCCTGGTTATCTTCAGCAAACTTCCGCAGGCGAAACAATGTCCGGTGAAGAACTCGGAGACCTCGCTGCACAATGGGCGCAAGCACGGCGCGAAGGCAACGTCATCGGCGCGTTAAACAACTACGTCAACTTTGTTGAGTTTGACCGCGACCCGCTTGAAGTCAACGCAGCGCAACGCGAATACCAGGCACTCGATCTCAGCAGAATTTGCTCCGTCCCCGCTTACCTCGTTTCGGCACCAACGCCTGGAGCGTCAATGACATATCAGAACGCTTCTCAGGCTCGTCAGGATCTATGGCTCTTCGGGGCGCATATGCTGGCTACCGCCATATCGTCACGAATCAGCATGAACGATGTATTGAGTCGCGGACGTTACGTCGAGTTTGACACCGACGACCTTCTTGCCATTGGCGATATGCACGACGCACTTGTCGAACCCGAAGTTCCAGACCTTGAGGAGATTCCTTCATGATTAAGTTCACCGCCGTCCCCGTCACCCTTGACGCAGCAGCTGGAGAAGATGCACCGCGCACCATCACCGGCATTGCCGTTCCATGGGATACCGTCGCAACCGTTTCTGGCGGAGAGAAGGTCATGTTCAAGCGCGGAGCCTTTGACTTGAATGCAAAGCCCGCGCGACTTCTTGAAAACCACGACGGACGCCCCATCGGTATCGTCAGCGAACTTGTTGATTTAGACAACGGACTCGGATTCTCAGCAACCTTCGCTCGTTCAAAAGCAGCCGACGACGTTGTTGAACTGATTCAGATGTCTGCATACGACTCAGTTTCCGTAGGTGCAGTACCCAAGAAATTCAAGTACGACAAGAACGGCGTCATGATTGTTTCATCCGCTGATCTACAAGAACTTTCGGTAGTTAGCGTTCCGGCATTTGCCGACGCAATCATTGAAAAAATCGCTGCTTCAGAACCCGACCCAGAAGAGGTCGAAGAAGAAGCAACCGAACCCCAACCCGACACAAGTCTCCAGGAGGAAACAATGTCACAAGAAACCCAAGTCGAAGCCTCCGCGCCCGACGCCATCCCAACATCCCCAATCTTCGCAAGCGCAAAGAAAAACTTCACCATGCCTTCAGCAGCCGAGTACATCTCAGCAGCATTCGTTGGCGGAGACCAATGGCGAGCAATGAGCGAAGGCATCCGTGCAGCTGCACCAGACGTCCTCACCTCAGACATCCCAGGTGTTCTTCCACTGCCAATCGTTCAGCCTGTTTACAACAACTTCATCGGTCGTCGTCCAGTCATTGACGCAATCGGTGCAAAGGCAATGCCACAAGGCGGAAAAGTATTCATCCGCCCAGAAGTAACAACTCATACTTCAATCGGCAACCAGGCAACAGAGAACAGCACCCTTACTTCAGGAACTTTTGTCGTGACAGACAACCAGGTCACAAAAGGTAGTTACGGTGGATTCGTGACCTTGTCCGAACAATCAATCGACTGGTCACAGCCCGAGATCATCAGCCTTGTCCTTGACGACATGGGTCGCATCTATGCAAACGAAACCGACAACGTCGCAGCAGACAACTTGAAGACTGGCGCAACAGTTACTCGTAACTTCGCACTTGCTTCAGTAACTGATCCTGCATATTGGGCATCATGGATTTCGGGTGCTGCACAGACAATCTTGTCTTCAAGCAATGGCAACTTGCCAACCCACATTTTTGTAAACCCAGAATGGTGGGGATTTTTGCTCAGCCTTAGCGATACAGCAGACCGTCCGTTGTTCCCACAGATTGGCCCAATGAACGCATTCGGTAATCTTGCACCAGGACAAGTCAACGGCAATGCCTTCGGCTTGCAGGTAGTAGTTGACCGCAACTTCGCAGGCGACACTCTGATTATCGGTGATGCATCTGGCTACGAAATCTTTGAACAGCAGAAGGGCGCACTCAGCATCGACGTTCCGTCAACGCTTAGCCGCACAATCGCTTTCCGCGGTTACCTTGCAACGCTCATGATTGACGCAAGCAAGTTCGTCAAAATGGCTCCTGTCGGCTGATAAAGACAAACAAGAAGGAACTGGAAAATGGCTACTTACGATCTCGCGTTTCATACGCGCCTCGATGGGTACGCCATTTTTCAGACCCTCGTTGAGACTGGCATCCAGGTCGGGGACTCCGTAACCATCGCAGGATGCGGACACGGATTCAACGGCACAGCCAAAATTCTCTCAACACAAGACTTTGAATTCATCGGCGTCTCAGAGGAGGGCGACCTTCTTTTTGACTCCGATGTAATTCGTCTTTACCAGTTTATTTATGAAAACGCAGGCGCAGACTTTGAAAGAAGTGTCGCCGACGGCACAGTCACTTTTACTCCGTCGGTTTCATGGATTAACGCAGCCGATGTCACCTCTTGGTTAGGCATTGACGTTGCAACCGCCAACGACACCGCCTTCATCACAGTCTGCGTAAACGCTGCCAACAACTACATCTTCCGCAAGCGTCGCGAAGCCGGATACACCGATTCGCAATCCACGGTGCCAGGTGCCGACGTCAAACTTGGCACAATAATGTACGCAGCTACTCTTTACCGCGAGCGCGGATCAGCAGACTCCTTCGCCTCATTCGACGCAATGTCTTCAATCCCCATCCCGTCAACAATGGGACGAATCATGGCCCTCATCGGCTGCGGAAGACCACAGGTCGCGTAATGGCTGCAACAGGAATCCTCGTCGATGTTT